CTGGTGGCCCAGGGCACGGCGTCCACCGGCACAGTCTTCACGGCCGGGGCTACCGGCGGCGAAGAGAAGCATAAACTCACCACGAGTGAATTGCCTGTTACTGACATCAGCGTTTCCGGTACAACATCATCGGCAGGAGCCCACACTCATGCCATTCGTTCCCCGGCAGGCAAAGCTGATGACGGCTCAGGCCTTGGCCGTGGTTACTTGCAGAATGACGTGAACACCTATTACACGGAATCAGCTGGTGCCCACACCCATACATTCACCGGAACAGGCAGATTTGGTGAAGGCGCTGCCCACAATAACCTCCAGCCATACACGGTAGTTTATCGCTGGCGGAGAACAGCTTAAGCAACTCTTTTCCAACGGTAGATGACTTCATAAGGCTGCATATTATTATGCGAAGCATCCACGCCGACAGTAGACGTTTGCCCTGTCCAATTCTTGGAGGCATCGAAGGAAATTGTAGAGGTAAGAATGGGCTCTCCATCATGACCATCGCCACCGTCCTGCCTTCCTCCCGTATTTTCCCACGTAAAGGCCCCGCTGGTTGTCGTCTTTGTTTCTCCATAAGCAGAGCACACCGTACCGGCAATATTCATGGTTCCACGACCGTGGGCATGGGATGGCATTTCACTCGTGGTGAGTTTATGCTTCTCTTCGCCGCCGGTAGCCCCGGCCGTGAAGACTGTGCCGGTGGACGCCGTGCCCTGGGCCACCAGCACGCGGCCCGCATCCATGGCCTCCCACGTGCCTCCGAAGAGCGTGGCCGGGGAAGTGCTGTCCGTGGATTCGTAGATGGAGCCCACCGGATGGGCGTCCAGCTTGGCCTGGGCGTACACTTTGGAGAGGTCCGGAGTGGAGAGCTTGATGGTCCTTGTATTTGAATCTGCAGAGAGAGCAATAAGCCCCTCCGCCGTGATTGTGAAGGTGTCCTGGTGGCCGTTGGCCGTCACTGTCACATCGCCGATTTTAATTGCTGAAATGCAGTTTTCATTCTTCGTGGCCTCTGATTCGATTTCCTTCAGCTTCTGCTGGAGGGAAGGTGCCAGCTGCTGAGGGTATTCCTTGTAAGTAATGCTATTCACCATGGAGCCGTCCGTTTTGGCAGTGCCCACGAAGAGCCGAACCTCATGCTGCCAGGCGGAGCCGGTCCATACATACATCTTGGATTCAAGCGTGGAGAACCAGCACAGGCCGACGTCATTGGTTCCGGCGGATGGCGTACTGTCCTGCTCCACCGGCGCGATGGTGGTAGAGCCGTAGGTCAGAGCCCCTGCGTCAGAGCGTTCGATGTAAAGATAGCTGGTGTTATTGGCAGGGAGCTGCCATGCGGAAAGCTTGTCCCGCACCACGCCGATGTAATCGATGTTTCCGATTTCCCCGCAGCCGTCGGCGAAGCTCATAATGACAGGCGTCACAGAGCCGTTAATAATCACCGCCAGGCCGTCGGAGGAAAGGAAATTCCACGCTCCGGAGAGCATGGCCGCCGAAAGTACTCGCTGGCGGCTTCCTCCCACTGCCCCGCTCGGCTGGGCATTCAGCGCCGTTACCAGGGAGAGGATTTCCTTTCGGTTCTTCTCCACGGCAGAGCGGGTAGAATCCCCCTGGGGCGTTACGTTCAAGGGGTACGTTTCTGCATAATTCATTTAGGTTCACACCTCCGAATAAGTGTAATCAAACTGCCGGATGGCCACGGAGCCCTTGGAGATGTAGATTTTAATCTGCAGTGACCGGTTCGGCCCGCCGCCAATCTTAAGCAGTTTCGTAAACGATTCATTCGCCAGCGCCGTGTTGGCATCATAAAGCGGCCCCGTGTCGTCATAGAGCCTCTTTTCCGAAACCTTTAACTGCAGCGCCTTGGCTTTCTTATTGGAGATTTCCACCGTGCCGTAGCCTGCTATCTTGTTAGACGTTACGAATGTGTAATTCATCAGCAGAATAAAGAGTTTTTCCGCCAGAAGGTTCCCCGACGTGACTGCCGTCTCTATCTGCTTCCCGTCGTCCGTGTCAATAGCCTCGTCAAGGATGCCTATATTATTGCCGTAGGCAATGTACACATCATGGTCAAGGTTCTCCACGTCGTGGAGAGCATGGGAGAGCGTCCGGGTGGTGAACACGCCTCGGCCGTCCGCAAAGCGCGGCAGGTAGTGGTAGATGAAAATGTACTCCGACTTCTCCGACGGAAGAATCCACATCTGCTTTCTTGTGGGCACGTACCACATGGCCGCCGTCTTGTCCGTGATGCGGATGAGCTGGGCGTTGATGTTGAGCCCCGTTTCCTCCGGCTGGATGTTCGCGTAGGTATTCGTCGGCATGAAGGACATAAGCCCCGCATTTCCGATGTAGTAAGAATGGTCATTCAGCGAAACAGAAGAGCCGGAGCAGTACGCCGTCTCCGACAGCGGATAGACGGCAAGCGTGCCGCTATGCGGATTTCCCACAACCTGGTAGGCCCTGCCGTACTCTTTGTAGACAATGATGGCCTTGGACAGGAAGGAAACTGAGATAATGCAGCCCTGGTCTTTGTAGCCCACGTCTACGTACTGCGCCGAAGCACTGTTATTGCTGTCACTTGTCCAGCTGGTGTAGTCGCCGATGGCACTCCAGTGCAGGCGGTGGTCCGATGTGGACGCCGTTATCACGGAGCCGGAATTGGAGCTCACAAAATTGCAGGCATCCGGCGAGCCTGAAACAGTCGAAAGCGTATCTCCTGCCCCGCTTATGGCCTGTAGCTTGCCGCCGGAAGCGACAAGTACGTCGCCGCCGAAAGTGCAGTACCTCGGGCGGTCCGTTCCGGTAAGAGCCCCCAGCTCCGTGGCGCTCTTCCAGTCCTCCGTTTTGTACATCTTTCCATCACTGGTGAAATACCAGCATTTTCTGTTCACGTCGTAGTAGATTGAGGTGATGTCTTTATCCGCCGTATATAAGATGCGGATGCCCGGCACCGTCTGCAGAGCGCCGTCAGTGCCGGAATACTCGCAGTTATGGGCCTGTACCAGAGCCCTGATGTCTACCGCCTCGGCCGGTTTGCTCCAGTCGATGCCCAGGGGAAATCCCTGCGTGCTGGCGGTCTGGAATACCTGTGCCATGTCCTCACCTTGCCCTTGCGCCCTTGATGGCTTCCGTCAGCTGCTGGATGAATGCATTATCCGCATTGGCGAAATCAATCATGAGGGATTTCTTTTTAACCAGGTAGGAGACGATCTGCACCAGGGCGAAAGTGTACATCTCCGGAAAAGGCACCGCATCGTCCATGCTGGCAATGTGCGGCTTCTTGATGGCATAGTACACGTCCGGCACCGTCTTTCCGTCGTACGTTTGGAACGTTCCGTTCTTCATGGTGATGGGATATCCGGAAACCGGCATGAACTGGAGGAAATTGGTGGGAATTGCGTCATTGTTGGCTACATCCCGGCAGGAAGTCACCTCGGGATCATGCATGGGCGCCAGAATCATAGAGAGTGTATCAATTGCCGTATTGATATACGGGATATATTCCGCCTCATCATCCAGGATTTCATTCGTATCAAGGTTGATGGTGGTAATCAGTTCGTTCACCGTCATAATCCCAGTACCCCCTTGCTATCACTACATTGGAACCTCCTTCAGAGCGGGCTTTTTCGGCTATCCAGTTCTCCCATTCCTGCAGCAGGGCCGCCATATCTAGGTTCAGGATTCTGGTAACCATGTAATTCACAAGCATGGTCTCCTCGAAATTGTCCCATCCGCTCTCGTCATCGATTTCCTTGTACGAATCATCCACTGCTTCATCCGGCATGTACTTGGTGATGAGATGGCAGAGGAGCTGGTTGCCCTCGTTGTAGTATTCAAGAAACTGGAAAGGCGTGTAGTTGACGTGGGAAGTGTCTCCCACCTGCATGTAGGCCCGGTTGATTAACTGTTTGATGGTCATGTTCCCGCCTTCTTCCGTTGCAATTTTGTTTCAAACGAAAAGGGAGAGGCGAATCGCCACTCCCTGAACGTCGAAACTATATGAAATTAATGAAAATCAGTCTGCAGCGCCGCCGGTCATAACCTGGATTACGCCGTAGTCATTGCCGTTGAAAACAACCTTTTCAATTCCGGCATTGAAGGAAATGCCGTTGCCCTCGCGGTTGCCATAGTCGTCCACCTGTTTGATGGCATCCGGTTCATGGGTGACCGCATAGCAGGCCGCCTGCTGTCCCAGGAGAAGGTTATGCACCACATTGGCGCTGGAGGCACCGGTCTTGGTGGTGGATACTCTTTCGTATTCGTAGAGAACCACGCCGTCGTATTCGCCCAGGGCACCAGTGAAAATCGGGTTATTGGAGCCGCGGATGCCTGCATGTTCCTGCGCTTCCAGCCATGCGGTGTCGGTCTTGAGGTCACGAGCCGCATAGGGTCCGATTAACATGATGTATTTATCCTGGCCTTCGATTTTAATCGGCTTCACCTTCGGAGCGTGCAGCATAGCTTTACGCTTGGCGGTGGAAATCATCGCACAGGTCAGCTTATTATCCGCAGTGATAGAGGCTTCAGTGCCCATCACTTCGCCTGTAGTCGGGGAAGCGGTCAGCTTGGCGATGAGGGTATTATCCTTCCAGTCAGCCAGCCACTGCACCAGTGCAGATTTAATGAGCGGCAGGTTTTCGTAGGGAGACTTATTGTCATCGCCCACATAACGAGCCACTGCGTTTCTCACCTGTTCGGTAGTGACGGAAAAATCGTACATGGTGAGGGTATCCTCGTTATTAACCAGAGCATTATTGCCGGTCACGCCGTCGCCGGTGAGGTTCATAGCGATACCAAATGTTACCTTGTCTCCCTTCGCACGTTTCAGGTCCTTATTGGTCTGAATCGGCTTGGAGCCGTCGGTGGAGGTAAATTTATCAAAATAAGAGGCTTTATTGCCTTCACGCCATACTTTTGCTGCCCATACCTTCGGTACCAGGGCAGAAGGAATCTGGAATTCTTTAGCCATGATAGCTTACATCCTTTCTTGTTTAACCACAGTATTCATCAATAGCACGCTGGATGTCCTTGGGCAGGTCCTTTTCCCTGCCTTCACGCACAGCCCGGAGTATGTCCTCATTAGACAGTTTGGGCTGCGCTGGATTGGCGCCGGTAAGGGACGCCGCTTTAGGCAGTCCTGCCGCCTGTGTCAGCGGGTTGGATGCCTGCGGAGCGGGATCCGGATTGGCCGGAGCCGGAGCACCTGCAGCGGCGGGAGCGCCCTGCATTGCCGCGATAATCTTATCGCGGAAGGAGAGGAGCACTTTGAAATCTTTCTCCGTGCCCACGCCGTTATCTACACGGCTGTAGGCTTCATCAATTTCTCTGGCTTCTCCCCGCTTCATGTCGTTCAGCATCTCGTTTCCCTTCTGATAAATCGCCTGGATGTTCGGAAGGTTGGCGAGATTGGCCTGGACGAAATTCACGTTCTGCTGTCTGAGCTGCATGGCATGCTTGACCTGCTCTTCCTGCTCCCATGCAATGGCCCCCTGCTGACGGACTAAATCCTCGTACTTGGCGGGCTCAGTAAACATAAGGTCCTCAATGTCTTTCTGCGAAAGATTCATGCGGCGGGCCGCTTCCTGTTTCGCATAGGCGAGAATCTCCTGCCTGGTCTTCGGAGGAACGGCCGGCGCCTGTGCCTGCGTCTGCGCCTGCCTCATCTGTGAGAGCTGAGACTTGAGCTGGTTCAGCTCATCGCCAATCGCCTTGCGGCGGGCTCTTTCTTCAGCCAGCGCCTTGCCCAGGTCCCCATGGCCATCAGCACCATCCTGAGGTTTATCGACGTTCTGGTCGTCGGACGGCTGGGCCGGTGGTTCTGCCTGCGGCTCCGGTTCATCGTCTGCAGCCGGTTCTGGGTTCTGTGGGGCGGCCTGCTGAGGTTCTGCCTTCGGTTCCCCTACAGAGGCGTCCCCCTGCTTCGGTTCCTGGACAAAGCCCTTGAGGTCGTCCTCGGTAAATCCGAAATCGGCTGCATTGGTCATCTGCTGGTTGTCTTCGTCTTTGTCAAACATAAATGTCCTCCTATTGCGGTTTAACGTCGTTCGCCGGACGCAAATGTAGCGGTTTCACGGCATTGCTTGGGCCGAAGATACGGGCGGCTGGTTTAACGACATTAGCCGGGTCGAGTGTCCCGTATCGTGCTTACTGATTCATTGGAATGTTAGGCGGCAGTCCGGCAGGCATTCCCTGCGGAGCCTGCGGCATCTGCTGAGGTGCGGAGATAGCCGGAGCCGGAGCCTTTCCCTTCAGCGCCATCCTTTCCGCCATGATCTGCTGCGGCGAGATAGTCACGCCGATAGACTGCAGAGCCTGGGAAAGCGCTTCGGCCGGCAGCTGGTCCAGCGTGCCGGAGACTTTGACATCCGGAACCTTTGGCGCTTCGGCCTGTTCCTGCATCCGTTTCTTGACCGCCTCTTTTTCGGGGAAGTCCATGAAGTCCAGGATGATGTCCATGGGAATGTCAACCCCTGCCTTTTTAGCGTCCAGAAGCTGATACAGGTTAGCCTGGCGGGCGGTTGCGCTGGCGGAGCTCGTAGTAATCACGATGTCGAAATCAAAGCAGGAAAGGTCATAGAGCACCTTGGCCACGGGGTCGCCGTCCGAATCCAGCACAGGCGCTCCGGTCATTGGGTTAATCTGCGGCTGTACCGTCATGGCCTGACCCATACCCGGCTCAACCTGAATGAATTCCTTCTTGCCGTCCTCTCCCAGAATGCGGAGGGCCTTTTCGCGATTGAAGAATTGGGGAATAAGGCCCGGCTCACCCTTGTCGCCCCAAAGAATCTGAACGATCTGGAGCTCTGCATCCTTCACATGGTCGAAGATTTCAGCCGTCTGCACCGTGGTGACTGTCTGCCTGAGGTCGATGGCCTTTCCGCTCATCTGGCCCACGGAGCCGGAGAGGCTTTCCGGAGTCACGCCGGAGATTGAGTAGAAGTCAGCGCTTGACTGCTGCTCAAGCTCAATGTTTCCTACGTCCTGGGCCGCCGGAAGGCCGTCGGTAAACGTGAGGCCCGGTGGGAGGAAGATGTTCGCGCCCGGGGTGGTGGATTGGTCTCGGATGTCCCGTTTAATCTTGGCATCTGCCTGCCCCTGCCAGTACCGTACGCCCAGGGCCTGCTGGTCTACGATGTGCATCCGCTGGGAGCGGTTCTTGTTAAGCTCTCTCTGCGGGTCCTTCAAGTCACGCACAACGCCGGCAGGATCCAGCCCTTCGTCCTTGTCGCTCTCCCATCCACTCTTGTAGCAGTATTGTGCCACCAGCGGGAATTTTCCGTGACTGTATGGGCTTTCGCCTTCCTCCAGGAGCACATCGCCGCAGAAGGTAGCAAAGCGAATGTGTTCGTCCGGCACGGCCATCGGCTGGCCACCGGCGGCCACAAGAGCCATGTACTCCGGAGACGATGGGTCTGAGATAATTTCAGAGCCCGCCGTGAATACCTTCTTAGTGCCGTACTGCCGGTACCAATACTGCACTACCCGAAGCTTCTTGAGTTCATTGGAGTACCAGAGCGGCGTGGTTTCCACGGTCTCTAGCTCGGTCTCATCATAGTCGTGGAACATAGTGCGGATTTCGTCGGCGTGTTCCGGATATACCTGGCACAGCTTGTCAGGCGACTCCCACGAATAGCGGCCACAGAAAGCGGCGTCGGACAGGTCGTCCTTCGTGCTTTCCGGGTCGATAAACACATCAAAGGGGCTCACGTTCTCAATCTTGATTTCCCCGTCCATTTTTTTGTAATTAAATGCATAGGATGTCCAGTAATAACCCACGCCGCATGTGATAGCGTCTCGGAATGCCCGCTTCTTGGCCTTCTGGTAGGCCGCTTTATCAAAGACATACTTGGTGATGCCTTTGGCCACACGGCTCACCCGGTCATCCTCCTCAGAACGCGGGAGAAAATCCGGCTCGGTCTCGTTCTGTGCAGCGTAGCCGCAAAGCAGATTGACGATGGGGCGGATGCGGTTGAGCGTGATAGCCGGCCTCTTGGCCCGCCTCATGTTGTTTAAATCCGCATCGGTCCATTGCTTGCCCTGAACAAACTCATAATCCTGCTTAGCGTAGTCTCGCCAGGTCTCCGACAGCCGGAGTGCTTCCTTCACCCGCTCCTTGGCAGCGTCAAAGTCAAAGCCGCTTTCCTGCTGCTGAGGCAGGTCATTTTCTTCTTCCAGTCCAGTCATATCTTTCACCTCATTTCATTCCACCATTTCGGAGCCGTACATCATGCTATACATCTGCCTGAGCTGCCAATCCGGCATCTGCTCAACGAACTCCCGGAGCTCCTGATCTGTGTACTTTCCCGGGATAATCACACCTTTATTCACATGTTCGCCTACTTCGCCCTTGAGGACCTTAAAAGCATAGTCCCGGAGGCCTCTCTGGCTAACAAATTTGATAGACGATAAATCTGGGATTACACGCCCCATGCAGTTCCTTCCTCCCTGTCCGGTCTTACCGGTCTATACTTATCAATCGTGCGTACTTCGCTGATGTCCGGGCTCATCGGCCTGGACATCAGGAAATATCTGAGAGAATCATAAGCATGATCCTCTTCCTCCGTGTCCACGTCCTCCACCTTGTGCTTGTCGTATGTCAGCGCCGGCAGAGTACGAATGAGATGGTGGCAGGATGAGAAGATTTTAAGCTTATGCTCTTTAAGTCTCATATGCACTTGCATAAGCCCCGCCATTCGGTCATTGTCCCCCGGTGTCCAAGGAACGCCTTCATTAGCAAAGATTTCGGCGATTGTCGGCCCGTCGTGTCCTGTGCGCTGCCAGATGGCGGGGTCAGCAATCCCGAAGGCTCCCGCCAGATGCTTGACCTTTCTGGCCACCTCCCGGGCGGTCTCCTGCGTCCCTGTGTTGACCGTACCGGGCTTGCATCCGTACCACTCTCCGATAACGTACACCACGCCATCATAGTCTGTTGCGTACTCATATATAGCGTATGGTTTTGTGTAGCCCCAGTCCATGGACCGGTAGCGCTGCCAGTCTGCGGGAACTGGGAAGGGATGAATGACGTGTTCATCGTTCCGGAACTCTTCGAAGACCTGGCCTTCAAAGATGTTCCAGTCGCCGTCGCGGTAGGCTTTTCTCAGCTTTTCCGGAAGCGTGTCCAGCTGTGCTTTGTATGCCTCGGAGATGTGCGGGTTGTCGTCAACCGTCGCCGGAACGAATGCCACCTGAGAAGCGAACGGCTGCATTTCTGGCGGCATGTTGCGGTCGATGAAGAGGTTTTTAACCCACATGTGGCCGCGTCCGCCCGGGTTCGTTGCGGCGATAAACTTAGTGTCATTGATTCCAACCCAGCGGAGACGCATGCGGAGGAAATCAAAAACGATCTGATCATTGAGTGTCAGTTCGTCGATAGCGATGGCTGCAAACTCAGATGACAAGTATTTAGAAGGCTTATCAAGATTACGAAAACATATGACGCCGCCGCCCAGGCTGTCGGCCAGGATGAAATCGTGGTCAGTCTCTCTATACTTTCCCAGCCACCCTGGAAACTCCATGTGGATTTTTGAGAGCTGACGATCTTTAAGCGAGGGATAGTCTTCGCAGAAAAGGCCCACACGGATGCCCTTGATGCCGGTGTGCTTGTACCAGGTCATCAGGAGATAGACGAGCTCCCATCGGAGTATGTACGATTTCCCGCCGCCTGCCGCTCCGCCATAGAGGATATAGGTATTATCCTTTACAGTCTGCATAAAGCTCCGCTGCCTGGGCGTGGGCTTGATGATGTCATTGATGAGGTTAATCCTGCGCGTTGACGTCATCATCTACCTCCAGAGTTACAGACAGGCCTCCGGAAACCTCGGTCTTATCAACCGGCTTGAATCCGGCACGGTCGAGAAAATCCCGAGCCGCTATGAGCCGCGCTTTCTCGTCGGCATCTTGGTTCATCATGATATGATGCATGACTTCCAACGCTTCTTTAGCTTCGAAGAGAAATTGCTGTCGCACGTCCGACATTATCAAGTCCTTTTGAGCATTCAAATATTCGATAATTTCAGTCTTTTTCAGCAACATACAAGCCTGCTGCGCTGCGGTTTTCGGGCTGTATCCGGCGGCGATGGCCGCTTCTCCCTGCCCACGGCAGTGACGTTTTATGTATTCAATTACAAACTTCTTATTCTGTTCTGTCAGCATAGCCATTCACCGCCTTTTGAAAAAAATTAAAAAAATTTCATTTTCCTTCTTGACATTACACCGATGTTGATGTAAGCTATAGACAGTTCAAGGGAGCGAATCCCAAAGAGTTAATCAGAGAGGATGATTAAAATGAGAAAATCTTATGCTTGGTACAACGTTTACGGTCACATTTCTTTCGATTCCTTCGGTGGAAATAACGGTTATATTTTCCTGGCGTTCGCATCCGCAGCAGATCGCAACGAATGGGTTGATGACCACTGCTATGACGCATCCGGCAACATCATCGCCGGCAGGGCTTCCCGCAGTGAAGTCGAAGATTCCAGGAACTGCGGGCGCGGGTTCACTGTTATCGACGGCATCTGCTGCCGGATTAATGGCTGGACCGGGTCCCCGACTGACGACGACCTCTATTACATTCATGATTTTTCCGGAGTGCGTGATTTCGGCACGTATTCATGCGACGGGAAAATGTGAGCAGGAGAATGAAAATCAATCTTGACGATGTTCTCACATTAAATGAGGCTTCAAAAATCTACGGGGTTTCTCCAGTGACCGTCCGCCAGGCATGCACTGGCCAGCACGGAACGCCTCCCCGGTTTACGCCGGAAGAATGCCGGAAATCCGAAAACGTCTGGCTCGTCACCAGGGCCGGAATGGAACGTCTTTACAAAAAATAAGCAATAGAAAACCACACGCCGCCGAGCATGTGGTTTTTCTATTCCGTGAGAAATCCGAATCCCTATTTCTGATTTCCTACACTAGCATTATAGCAGATGTAAAAGTCTCATTTAGTCCCCACTTTGTTTTGGTGTGGATTTTTTTCCTTCTTTTCCGGCGGCGGTGGCGTCAGAGCCTCCGCGATGCAGCGGATAGCCTTCTGGTGTCGGCGGAATCCTTCCGTGCGCTCGATGTGGTGGGCCTTGAAAATGGTATTCCACGGCATCCCGCGGAGGTAGCGGTCCATCATGAGGGATTCCTGGTCCGGATTCTTGAGCACCCGGAGGAGCCGTATAGCATCCTCTTTGTAGCACTCTAGCTCCCAGAGCCGCATGGTGAGCTCCCGCACGCAGTCATTCTTTTCCGCGTGGATCCGCATCACGACGTCCGCCAGGTCGGAAGACGTTCCGCCGGAAACATGAGGCTTGCTGTAGTCGATGGCTTTCGCCGCCGCCAGGTCTTCTTCTATGTGTTCACGTTCGTAGACGATAGAGTTATAGAGATTCTGACAGCGGCGCACTTTGTCAAAAAATACTTTGACTTCCTTCTCCGTCATGAGCTAGCACCTTTCCTTCGGCCTGGGCGCCAGCTTGGAAGCCGGCACCATGGAGCGGAAAACACGTTTCGTGTAGACGTCCCTGATGGCCAGATCATCCGCCAGCTCGAAGCCATTTCCGCGGAGATAAAAGCGCACCGCCTTCAGGCAGGCAAAGGCGTCCGCCGCCTTCTGCTTCTCCTTAATTTCCCGGTCCTCATTCCGGAAGATGCCCAGAACCTCCGAAAACGTGGGATCCGGGTTCTTTGTTACTCTTTCCTTCATTCCGTGCTTCCCCACGATGCCCCTCCTTGCACTTTGTACTCACCCACCTGGACCACGAGGCCCGGGTTGGCTCCGTAAACCTTGATAATGCACATTTTCACCACCTGCCTGTCATCATCGTATGCCAAGCCGTTCAGGGCATCAAGCACCACTTTCAAGATGTTGTCGCCGTCCGGCTTTGTAGTCGGCATGATGAGCCCGGCAATGGTCTCCTCCTTTTTCCGCTTGCTCCAGGATTTTGGGATGGGATACTGGGCCTGGATTTTCACAAAGGCGTAGCAGTCAGATGGGAGCTTCTGCCACTCGCCCCGGCATTCCAGAAAGGCGCTCCGGATTCTCTTCTCATAGTCAGCGGTGTTTTTTGGGGTATAAGCGGTGTGAGATTTTTGCGAAAATCGTGGCCGTGCTTTCCCCTGCGGCTTTCCTTCAACGAAAAAGTACAATTACATACCCCCTCTCGCTCCGAAGCGTCTGAGGGCCCTTTTAAGCGATTTTCGATTATCTTCGCCCATGCGTTCGTAGCAGAAGCGGGAATCATTGCATTTTCTGACAAGCTGCCCCCACTCATCAATCACCCAATGGCCTTCCCCTTTCCGGAGAGGGCGGCCGCAGTATGCGCAGTTTCCTTCCGGCGGCTCGAAGAGCCTGGTGTATGGCTTGGCGGGCTTGGCCGTCACACGGGGAGCCGGTCTTTCCGGCGGCGGTTCCACCCTTCCGCCGGGCTTCAGGTCATTTACAGAGAGCTCCTCCGGCTTCTCCGGCAGCGTGTCCCCCGGATGGAGCTCGCTCATGAGCGAGCTGGCCCAGGAGCCGTCATCACGGTTTCCGTGCCTACGGTTAAACCTTCTTGTTCCGTTCCTTCTGCCCATCGTCGGCCTCCTTTTCTCTGTGCAGCACAATGCATTCTTTGCAGAGCCGCGTGTTTTCCTCCCTGGGCTTCTTCATATCTTCCTCCATCTGACGGCTGAGTCTCTTCTGCTTCTCAAGCATGTGCATGGTCTTCTTCAGTTCAATGTCTATTTGCATTACGGCCCAGGCCTCCTTAAAAGGGTATTTCCGTCTGTTTCATCCACTGCGGGTCTTCTACTACGGTTCCCATTTGCTCAAATCCGCCCGTAGGTGCGTTTTGATTGTCTCCGTGATAAATTCCTTGTGTTGAGCTTTCAGAACGTTTCTCGACGAACTCAGCATGGTTCACGGCGACTTCTGTTGTGTACTTCGTCTCGCCGTTTTTGTCGGTATAGTGCCCCGTCTGTATCCGGCCCTCCACGAGAAGCCGCTGCCCTTTATAGACATAGTTACCAATGGCTTCTGCCGTTTTGCCAAATGCTACGCAGTTGATAAAGTCTGCTTCCTGCTTTTGGTCTTTCTTATACCCACGATTGACAGCCAATGTAAAGCGGGCTATGGTCATCCCACTCTGTGATACTTTGATGTCCGGGTTCTTGGTCAGACGCCCAAGAATGATAGATGTGTTCATATCGTTTTCCTCCGTTTTTTCTAAAATCGTTTTAAATGCCGTTTTTAGCTGTTTCCTTTTCGTTCATGATAAATTACTCGTGCAAGTACTTTTAAAACTGTCAGCGTTCAGAATTCTCGCTCCTGCGTTTGGTTTCATGCTTTCCCTCCCCCTTTCACAAACAATTCCCGTAAGAACTCCGTGTATTCTACCGCCTTTGATAGGTCGCTGATCAACGTGCCCTTCTTAGGATAGCGGTACAGGTACTTGATAATGTTCCCCATGTAGTAAGCTTCCGCTCCAGATAGACCACGTGTCATAAGTTCAATTACTTTTTTGCACTCGGTTCCTTTCCATGTATAGTGATCCGGATGATGAATCATGTCAGATGTTTCACCCGGCTCGTCGTCCAAGTCGGCATTCAGCCAGTTCAGAATGGCATCAACACAACAACGCTGGCCGTCGCAAAATTTTTCTGATGCGGGGCACTTTTGTCCGTCCATGATACTTGACAGAAATTCTGCCAGCTCATCTTTATCCATCGTTTTTATCGCTTCATAGTTCGTCATAATCAATTCCTCCTTATCGGTAAATCTTGCCTGTCCTGATGTTTTTCAATATGATTCGTTCGACGACTTCAAATCCATAAGCCTTGAAGATTTCCCTGGCCGTGTGGATGACTTTATCCATCCTGGCGGCATCCGCCTCATCCTGCTTCCGCTTTTCTTCCTGGCGGATGATTTTGTAGGCGCCGTCATACGTCGGATCAGCGTAGCCTTCTTCGTTTTTAATCATCAGCCCAACCCCGCAAGTCTCTGATTCTGCCCATCTACTCGCAGCGCGTACGGATTAACCATCTCATAGATTCGGCTGCCAAGCGCTTCATCAATCCTGGAAATGTTGCCTACGCTGTACTCACTGCTAAAAATCGTCGTCAAATGGTTCAAATATCTGGCATTAATCAGATCAAAGACCACTTTCAGTTCATCCCGGTCGATGTCCACGAGCTTTCCGTTTTCTACGCGGCCGGAGAACTTGAACAGATCATCAATGTAAAGGTTCTGGCACGTCTTCCACTTCTTCATTGCCACGTCATAATCCGCGCTGTAACTCCGAGACGCTTTGACCAAGTTGGGGATTTCTGCCCGGTAGGAAAAATAGAAGTGCGGTTCTCCGAATCGCCGCGTCAGCTCCTGGCAGACAGCAATGCAGATGTGAGTCTTTCCCATTCCAGAGCGGCCAAAGAGTCCAAAGCCGGTCCCGCCGGAAGTGTGCCCTTTTAGCCAGGCTTCTGCCATGTCCTTCATTCTCTTGGCCGTTTCACTCCGCCTTTCATCAAAGCTGACCAGCGTATACCGTTCATAATCCTTCGGAGAAATCCCGGAGGTTCTGAGCCGATGTGCTACCTGCCGACGTTCAAAACAGTCTGGGCAATGAGCCATAGCTACTGTGCCGTCATCTCTTGTGATAGCTACCCATCCGGTATTCCAGCAACGCTGGCAGGCAATGCCGTCTTTTGCCGGCTTCACCGATTCCGGAGCCGCCTTGCCGTTCTGTTTCATTTGTGCAGCCATGTCATTAATCATATCCATGACTGAGCCTTTCATTGAATCCATACAGCTCACCTCTTCTTTCAAAAGGGTATATTGTCAATCTCCGGTGGTACGGTTCCTGTAGAGCCCTGGCCGCCACTAGGAAATTCATGTCGCTGCCAAGTCCTACAAGTGGCCTGCCACGACTTCATTGGGTTCCGTCCCACCTTCCAGCCATTGCTTTCGTAATAATCCATGAAAGCTTCGGCAGAAAATGTGTATCCGTTCTCAGCAATGTAGGCCTTGAGTTCCTCCAGAGTAGGCTTTACGAATTTATGAGCAGCAGTTGTTGAGTTGTTGGCAGAGTTTCTCTTCCCACTACTCTCTCTACTCTCTCTATCCTTACCTATCTCTATCTCTAACCTATCTCTATCTCTATCCTGAGGTTCCATTTTGGAGCCGACTTGGTTCCGACTTGGTTCCAGTACGGTTCCAGACTTGATACAGGATGGTTCCATTTTGGAGCCGACTTGGTTCCGACTTGGTTCCAGTACGGTTCCAGACTTGATACAGGATGGTTCCATTTTGGAGCCGACTTGGTTCCGACTTGGTTCAGCTAAGACATATTCGCCTTTTTCATTCACTTCCAGCAGATTGATTTCTTCGCAATCTGTTGGTTTATAGCGGTCCTTCTTGATATAGTTGTGGATCCGCCAGTGCTTGATGGCCATGATGCCAGTATCGAACGGGATTAGGTACTGCTTTGCAATAAGCAGTTTCACATCATCCGGTGATGCCCCCACGGTTCGCATGATGGTCTTGGCATTCTTCAAAAAGCCGTCATCGTCTGCCCTCAGCAGCATGTGAAAATACAGGCACTGCGTACTGGCAGGCATATCAATGAACATGTCCGTATCAATGACCGACTTGCTCATCATTCTTTTATCCGCCACGGTATCCCCTCCTTTCTTATAGGGCTGAGAATGTGCCGGCAGCACACAAGCACCGCCGGCCAGTTTCCCAGTAACTCATTAATCTAGAAAGGACTATTTGACATCAGATTCAAACAAATTCCCCTGGGCCCAGGCGGTGTTGTCTAAAATCCCTCTATACAGTTTGAACCAGTTCCCGTTGTCCTGTGCTGCCATGGAAGCCCTCCGTACTAATCCAAAATAACCGCCGGATGGAAGAACCTGGCGTTCTCTTCGTCCGGCCCTTCATTCCTCATTCCTTCACCTCCCCGGTTTCGGGATCCACGCCCTGGGGAGCCTCTTCGGGCTTGTCCGGTTCGTTGTCGATGGTGTAAATCTCATTAGGCGCGTCCAGCATGTCCGCCGGTTCATCCATCTTCATGGTCTTCACCGATTCGTCGGAGGCCACGGCGCGGGCGAACTCCGTTTTCAGCGGCGCGTACTTCAGGACTTTCTTCAAAACGGTCTTTTTAGCCATTTCGTCGAAGTCCGTCTGCCATGGGCCGGAGCGGTAGGCCTTGGATTTCTTCATGGCAAACTTCTCAACGTCCTCACGGCTCATAACTTCGAAGCCCACGCCGCCGTTCTTAAGTTTGAGGACAGCGTAGTACATGATGACGTTTCCACGGTCCTTCTGAGCAGGGATGTGCTTCAGTTTCGGTTCAAGGCCATACTCGAAGGAAAATTCATCACCTTCATGCACTTCATGGGCCTGGATGCTGGAAACCTCGCCGCTTCTGTAGGCCAGGTCAATGAGGCCTTTATAGCCTAACTGGAACTGGCACACATTCCCATAGGGGATGAGGTACGCCTGTCCCAGGGGCGTGTTAGGCTCCACGCCTAACTGGGCCGCCTGCATCATGGCGCCCAGGAAGCTCTGAGGTGTGCATGTCTGCAGCTTCGGAGTGGATGAAAGTGCCGTCAGCACCATCCTGGTGAAACGCTCCGGAGTGATGACCGAAGGAAGGGCCTTCCTGATCTGCGGCTCCATGGCCTGAATCAGTCCCTGCATTGTAGTATTAGTATTTCCTCCCTGCTGCATGCTTGCCTTTCTTTCTGTAAGTCCGCCTTTTGTGTTCATGGTTATTTATCCTCCTTGACTTCTTTAATGGAAAACCGGCGGCTTGCTTTGCCGGTTGAAATAAAGCCTTTATCCTTTAAGGCCTGATACATGCCCGGGTCCGCCTTTTTGAGTTTAGACAGTGGGCAGGTTTCCCTGCCATTGGTGGCTTTCCAGGTAACTTTATATGATCCGACGCGGCCTGCTTCCGCATCACCCAGCATTTCTTTCAGCCGGTTCTGGTTCAGGGAAATCTGTTCTTTGAGTTTATCCATGATTTCCGTGTCTCCGTTGATTCTGGAAATCAGGGTATCCGCGTCTTCCGGCAGCGTGATTTCTTCATCACGGCTTTCGGCATATCTGGCGGCCAATGCCTGGGAGCAGGAAAGGGAACCATCCACGGGAGGCGCGGTTTTTGTCTGCACCAGATTCCAGAAATCCTTTTCCGCTTCAATGAGTGTCTTGATGTCCTCCTCGTTCCGCTCAATCCGCTTCCACTTCGAGTCATTCCCCCCAAGCAGAACCGCAATGTACCAGTAATCCGCCCCGGTAACTGCCATGTAGTGGAGACACTGGCAGTAATAAGCATCCGGAATCTCATCATCCTCCCACTTCCGGTACTGGCTGACGCCAGCGGTCTTGATTTCAAGGCCGGCATTTTCACCAATAATGGTACGGTCCACATTGGCCAGCATGAACGGGTATTCCCTGCTCTGGAGCGTCCCCAGGCGCTTTACCTTCTTGCCGGTGTCTTCCATGAACCAGTCAGCAACGTTGGGTTCGTTTTTGACGCCCCAATAGATGCGCTGATTCCCGGAAAGGTCAGGCGCTTCTGCCTGCCCGGTTTTTTCCATCCACAGCTGATAGGGGGACTTATACGAATTCAGCCCCATGATGACAGCCGCATCACTGCCACCGATGCCCGCGTTGCGGGTTTCGAGCCACTTTGCGTGGTCCGTCTCTGCCTCATGGCAGGAAAGGATGAGGTCACAGCCACGATATGCCATTATTCCACCTCCTCTTCTTCTTCGCCCTTATCATCCTGGGGAGGCGTGTTCTTTTCCATGAGCAGGTCGGAAATCTTGACTTTCAGCTCTGCGATTTCATTAACAAGCTTTTCCCTCTCCTGCTTCAGGGCGCTGGCTTTAGCCTGTGCATCATAGAGCTTTGAATTCAGTTCAGAGTTTCTTTTCTCAGAAATGGCGTTTGCTGAAACCAGGGCCCTGTACTCATTGAGGGTGATGGTTACCGTGATTTCACCGGGGATAGCAAAATCATTGCTGATATCATTGCGGGAATACTCCCCGCCATTTTTTGCTTTGAACAATTCTTCGTTAATTTCTAACATTTACTTTTCCTCCTGTTTCTGTGATACAATGATGGTGGATGATGATAAAATGAATGAACACATCCACTCCTTTGGCTTTTGACGTGTGCTAGACGTCAGAGGCCTTTTCTCTTTGCCTCCTTAATCGGGCAATCCCTTGGCGTTGTCTTTGGGATTTTCCCGTCCGGTCTCATGCGGACGTAATGCATCGCCGCACAGGTGTAAATGGGATGCCCGTTTTCCATAGCATATTCGCCGGAGCCTCCAATACTTTTGGATTTGCGGCAAAAAAGACAATCGCGACATTTAAGGCGGCTCATCCGCTGTAGCTTTGGGCAAAGCGACATCCCGCCCTCGCCTTCGCGAAGCCTCTTCGGATTTCCTTCCATTTCACAGAATTTCTGAAACTGGCACAGGTCGCAGTTGGTTGATGCTTTCATCTTTATTCAACTCCTTTCATCGGCTTAACGTGAATCACAATCATCTGGCCCGGCTGGAGCTCCCTGGGGTCCGTGATGTGGTTTTCATGCATGGTCCGGTAAACAAGCTCCTCCATGCAGTCCTCATCACTTGCTACCCTGGCGCAGAGGCTCCAGATAGTGTCCCCCTGCTCCGCCTCGGCCCGGTACTCCACCAGCTCCGCCGGAGGCTCATAAGCCAAGGCACCGGCAGCGATAGCCGCCGGAATGGCCAGCGTGGCCATGATTTTCTTCCACTTAATTCTCATCCTATTCATCCTTCCTGGCGCCGTGCCTCTTCCGCTATCGTGCGGAGAGCTCCGCGGAGCCTTTCAATTTCAGCATTCTTCATGCGGATTTTCTCCTCCAGCCTCCGGACGGAGGCCACAGTGCAGGTCTCCGCTCCTTCCCGGAGGACGGCGTACACCTCACTCCGGCTGTAGCGGATGCCCGGCACCTTCAGCCGCCGCAGAATGCCATCCTGCTCCATCTTTCTGACGGAATCGGCAGAAATGCCGAACAGTGTGGCTACCTCGGCGGTGGAAAATGTTCTGCAGGCCATTTCAGTCGCCTCCTTAAGCACCAAGAAATTTGTTGATGAAATATTCTTGCCCTTTCCCGGTTACAAGTGTCGTGCGGGTCAGCCTGACAGAGCCATCCGGATTATCAATGGCACGTTCTTTGACCTTGAACAGCCCCAGTTCCCTTGCCTTCTGTGTCGGCATATTCTTATCCGTGCCGTTCTTCATCAAATATCCCTTATCACGCATCCACTGGAATAGGCGTTTCTGCCCGATATCTATGCCGTTCTGATGGAGCAGCTTTGCCAGCATTCCAAGGAGCATCCCATCTTTAGAGACGTTCACAGCATTAGCAAAAGTGACCTTTGGCCGGTCGGCCTCAATCTTCCGTTCTGCTTCCAGGCGTTTTTCTTTTTCTTCTTTGAGGTTCGTTGCCAGCTTAATCAGAAAATCCGGGCTGGTAATGGCTTTCTCCAGTGTTTCTTCCGTCATATACGCTCCGTGCTTACGGATAGCAGGAAGTACTTCATCTGCCAGCACAGCCTGGAACTTCTGTGCCGCTTCATTGCTGGCTTTAAAGCCTAGACGGTAGACCATGTTTTCTGGGAGAAAATCATCTTCGCCCACATTTGGGCGAAAGCCGAAAGAGCTGAGATATTCATTCACTCTTGCCCATCTAACGGATTCGTATTTGACTCCGTTTTTCGTTTCAGTTTTCGTAAACCCAAATCCTCGCGCTACATCTTCAGCGTTCAGATATGCCGTTCCGTTTTCTTTATCCATGTAGCCGTGAATATTGTTGATACTCAAAATCTCATTCATGTTTCTCTTCTCCTTTCTGACACTAAACGTGCCATTGATTCATAAAAAAAATACACTGCACCGAAAGCTTGTAGTAATTAGCTATACGGATTTTGATTTCATCCCGCGGAATGCGGGAGCCGTTTTCGTACATAGAGAGCGCAGAAACAGAGACATTACAGGCTTTAGCCACATTCTCTCTTGGTGTTTCTCCGCGAAGCTCTCTAAGACGTTGGCCGATTTCCTTCGGCGTTGGCATAGCTCTTCCCTCCTTTCTATGGCACATTTCGTGTCATGTGTAAAGCATAGCACTTAACACATTGTGTGTCAACACGTTTCGTGCTAAAATATGGGCAGATAATTCAAATTAAGAAACGGAAGGAGAGAAAAATGAAATTCAATAACAGATTGAGAGAACTGAGAAAAGGAAAGGGGCTCACTCAGGACGAATTCTCAAAACAGTCCGGGCTTACCAGAAGCGCCATCAGCATGTACGAAAGAGGGGAGCGGGAGCCCAACTTTGAAACTCTGGAAAAACTGGCCGATTTCTTCAATGTAGACATGAATTATCTATTGGGGAAATCAGACAAGACAACATATATTCCTAAAGGAGCATTCGCTCCGAAATGGAAGCGCGTCCCAATGATGGGATACGCCGCTGCAGGAAGTCCTCTGGAAGATTTAAACCAGGATACCCCATTCATCAACGTGGAAGGGAAGTATGATGTGGATTTCTGCATCACCATCAGTGGAGACAGCATGGAGGATCTTGGCATTAATGACGGTGATATAGTCTTCGTGAAATCTACCCCAACTGTAGAAAATGGGCAGGTAGCCGTCGTTGAAATAGACAACGAGAAAATCTGCCTCAAGCGTTTTTACAAATCCGGTGATACAGTCACCCTGGTGTCTGCAAACCCGAAGTATGCGCCCATGGTATTTAATCAGTCCAATTGTGAAAATATCCGCATTCTGGGCAGGGCAGTGATTAAGCAGGGAGAAATAAAGTGAGGTAAGTGTCCATGAGAAAGGTTTGCGCATTTATAATTGCCCTAATGATTTCAATGTTTACATTATTCCCTTCATCTATAAGTCAGGCAGAGGAATTTGATTTTTTAGCAGATATAGCAGGGACCTCGTATTATCTGGACAGGCGAACACCAACCATACAATACAACAACAATAATGTCGGAATGCTCTTTTCCCAGGATGAAATCTATTTTGGTTTTATACCTGAGCCGACAACATCGGATGACCTTTTTAGGAAAGGCGCCGGCAGAAGAACAATTTGGTATTTTATGCCAATGGGCTCCTATACAAAAGTTACTTCCATAGCTTTGGGTGGGGATGTATATGAATTACCGCCTTTTATTAAAAAAGATATAATTTACGTCTCGAGCGACGGACTAAGGCATTGGAAAGCTGTAGAACTTGCAAAGGGTAGGGAATCTAAAACTGAACATTTTAATGGGTTTCTCAAAGGTGCTAAATTAGCATTTGCCCATTATTTGCATGGTTAATTTCCCCCAATAGAAAAGGCACCGCCTGATGGGCTAGATCAGGCAGTGCCAGACGCCCCCTCGAGGAAAAGGGCGCCAGTAATCGCGCTTTAAGAAATGTTCGGTACAACATATTGTGGGCTGATTACCACATTCATTATACCCTAAAATCAGCCCGCTTTCAGCATGAAAGGAGCTTTTTTTATATGGAATATCATTTTTCAACCAGGGAAAAGAACGGAAGCATCTGCCTCATCCTCTCATATAAAGTCAACCGGAAGTGGAGGCAGAAATCCCGCCAGGGGTTCAAGACAAAGAAAGAGGCCCGCGCCGCCCAGGATGATTTACTGGCCGCCGCCAGGAAGGAAGCCGAAAGCGGGGCCTCGCCGGAGCTGGCAGACATCACCCTCCGTGACTTCACAGAAAAGGTTTTTCTCAGAGACAAGAAGACTTCTATTGAGTACGGGACCGCAATTTTATACCGCCAGTCCATCGCCCGAGTGCCAACCATCGCAGATAAACCGCTCCATGACATTACAGAAGGGGAAGCCATTAACGCCTACAACGAGCTTGCCGGGAAGCTGGAAATAAGCACCAGAAATCAAACTTTGGCCAAAATAAAAACAATCTTCTCTTACGCCGTACGCACTTACCATATCCGCCCAGATAACCCGGTCCTTGCCGTAGACATAGAAAAGGACAAGCGGGAAAAGAAAATAAAAGCGTTCACGAAAGAAGAAGCCAGTCAGCTGGTGGAATCTATAGACAATCCGGCGCTCCGCCTTGCCGTGCTCATTTCCTTAAATACCGGGATGCGCTTTGCTGAAATTGCAGGCCTTACCTGGGCCGACATCGATTTCTTCAAAAGGACCATAACAGTCAATAAACAATGGGGCACCCGAAAAGACGGGAGCAAAGGATTCAAGCCGCCAAAAAGCCGCAACAGCTACCGGACATTACACCTTACCGCCCGGCTGGCTGCCGCACTTCAGAAGTGGAATCAGAGCAGTCCCCGCTCTATCGACGGGAGAATTCTCCCGGAGCTCGAGCGGAAGAAGCTCTCCCTCAATCGGGCAATTTCAAGATTCAAGCCAGGGATGCACATGCATTCCCTCCGGCACACATTCGCCACCCTCCTGCTCTCAGAAACACAGGACATCAACCTGGTGGCCGCCGTGCTGGGTGATACCCCGGCGACAGTCTACAACACTTACATCCATTACACCCAGGACATCCGGAAGAAGGCCGATGGATACATAGAAGAAATTTTCGGAAGCTGA